GAAATTGTTCGTGGACGAGTCCAAAAACGTATTGTTCTGGGCGCCATTCGTCCCATCGCCATGCAGCAGCAATGTCGTGTTTTCAAAGTACGTGTCGTTGGTCCACACGTTCCCGTTTATGTATGGGGCTGCTTGCTGATTCGTCCACACCCCAGACGGAAAATTCGCAGTGACGGGGGAGTTTGCCGTTATCAACCCAGCCGGGTATCGAAACGCCATGATTTACCCCTTAGTTCAGTTCTTCCCAACTTGCGGTCACCACAAGATCATTCGCAGCCCCAGCAATCGCACCGACAGACTGGTTCTCAAGCAAGTAGAACGATGTCGTCTTGTCCGTCACAATCAGCGTCGAGTCAGCAGGCACAGAGATCGTCGAAGCAATCGCATAAGCCGTACCGCCCAAAGATGCTTGGCTGTAAATATTGATCGTGATGTCAGCAGCCGAGGTTCCATCTACGTTCGCAACCACAATTGAGTTGACCTTGTAGACCTTACCGCTTGAAGCTGCGTTGTTGATCAGCGACGTTGCGCTGGTGGATGAAAGCGCCGTCTGCGACGCATTACCGTAGATCGCAGTTACGTTCACTATGTTTGGGTTTGCCATGCTTTACTCCTTACAGACCAAAGATGATTGAAAACGCTAGCGCCTGACCAATCGTTGCACCGCCAGCAGGGGTAGACCAAGAAAGCGTTCCCGATCCATTCGTAGTAAGAACTTGATTCGACGTACCGTCCGTACTCGGCAGTGTCCACGTTATGTTTGACGCCACCGTTGCAGGCGCTTGGAAAGCCACATAATTCGATGAATCCGAGTCAGCGAAACGGACAGGAGCCTGTGCGTTTAACGTAATGCTGGTAGCAAACGACGGGGCGGTGTTAAACACCAAGGACCCAGAGCCAGTCTCATCTGATACCGCCGAGGCCAGATTTGCCGAAGAAGGCGTAGCCAAGAAAGTCGCTACGTTAGCCCCAAGACCAGACACGCCAGTAGAAATGGGCAGGCCAGTACAGTTTGTCAGAGTTCCAGAAGTCGGGGTTCCAAGAACGGGGGTCACAAGCGTTGGCGTGTTAGACATCACCACATTGCCGGTACCCGTGATTGCGTTGCTTACAAGCGCTTTACCAGAGGTCGTAAATACGGCCTGAGAGGCCGTCAGAGCGGACACCACAGGGGCATTAGTAATCGTAATTACACCGGTTGAGTCAGCAATCGAACCTGCCGCAGTGCCGTCTTTAGCCTTCAGGTTTGTGACTTCAATATTCGTCAGATCCGCTGTCGTTGCATTTAAAGTGCCGACCCCAGAAATGTCCCCCGTCGAGTCAGCAATTGTGACCACAGAGTTCTGAACAATTTGTCCAGTTGTCCCATCGAACCGCACTACCGCATTATCCGTAGCAGACGCCGGACCAACCACACCGACAATCTCGTAGTCCGTGCCGTTAAAGGCCACAATACCCGTCGTCCCGGGCTGAAACGTAACCCCAGTCTGGCCCGAAGCCTTTACCGTCAGCGTATAGGTCGCATCCGCATTGATCACCCGATAGGCCCGGGCAGAAGAAGGCGCCGTGATCGTCGAGTTCGCAGCCAGAGAAGAAACCTTCAGCGTCGCATACTGCGCACTGGAGTTGGCGATATTTGTTCCGCTAGAGTTGCCCTCAGTCGTAGCAATCGTCAACGCACCAGTCGTGAAGTCTGAACTGGTCAGCGAGACCATCCCCGCAATCGCAATGTCAAGGTATTCGGTCAGGCCATTGTTGGTTACGTCGCCCCAAGTACCAGACTCGGTCCCTGTAACTGGCAGAGGTAGATCAAGAAGAGTGGTACGATTAATCGTCATTTAAAGCTCCTATGCGGCTACCGGTATCCACTCCGGCGTTTGCGAATCATTGATATTTTGCCAGTTTGGATCTTGGTTGTCATTAACTGTTGACCATCCACGAATCAGCACTGTTCCAACGGCTCCTGCAGCCTGTACCCCGGTTACTACAATTCCATCATCCACCTTAACGGAGACAGAGCCAATTTCGGCTACCCCCAAGACACCGGTTACTGAGTTTACAACTACTAACTGGACCGTTCCAACCGCAGAAGATCCAGAAACACCATTGGGCTGTGCCCCGCCATTGTAAACCGGCGTTACAACTCCAATGCTCCCGGTACCGGCAACCCCCTCGGGTACAACAAGGTCATCAACCTTAAACGCTACCGTACCGATTGCGCCGGTACCTACAATTCCAATTGCTAGCCCTGTGGGGTTAGGTACTACAGTTCCAACGTTTGCTGCACCAGATATACCGTTTACGTTTACCGTAGTTCCGATCAAGAAAGTAACGGTGCCTACAAACCCAGTACCTTCTACACCTACAGGAACTACTGAGTCGCTAGTGTTTGTTGCTACGGCATTTATCTCGCCAACACCCTGAACCCCTGCGGGAACAAGCTGTACAAGCGGAGTTACATTCCCTACCGCCCCCGTACCTTCAACGCCAACAACCGCACTACTTGTTACTACTGTTACTGTACCTACGCTACCTGTTGCTGATACCCCTGCTGGAGTTACTGCTACTAATATCCCTGCAGACCCTACCGCTCCTTGACCAGAAGTAGATACGGATGACTCGCCCCAAGGGCCTTCACCCCAGCCCGTGACCGAGTTCCAGCCGTCCAAAGCAACGACTTCAGAGTAGCCGCCCCAGCCGTTATAGCCCCAAGCGCCTTCTCCCCAACCTCGGTTAGGAGTGATTGCCACATTTCAGCCCTAGGCAATACGGATAATTGCCGTAGAAGCAGCGGCAGCAGGGAATTGAATCGTAAAGTCGCCAGAGCTAACCTGTTGATCTCCACCAAAGCTCAATACAGCAACTGCAGCGTTAGAAGCAGAAGAGTTATAAATAATTGCTCCGGAAGTAGTGAACGTTGCTGACGACCAAGTTGTGTTATCAAAATCGCATACAGCGGTAGTTCCGTCAGCCACGGGGGTGACTGAAGTAAGCGTATTACCACCAGTCGTATAACCCGATCCATTAGCTAGCTCATCAGAGTTTCCAGTCAAATTAGAGTAGTTAGTGGTGGCAGCACCATACGTACCAACAATAGAAGCAGCGGCTTTACCAAGGGCAATCTTAAAAGTATTACCAGTAGATGCGGTAAAGTTATGTACGGCTTTGAGAATTTCTACCTTAAAAGAGGTAGGCATTGCGGTTGTGAAGGCCATATCAGTTCTCCAAAAGTTTCACAAGTTCAGGGTGCCCCGCATCGCGGAGGCGGTTAGAAAGAGTTGTGTTATGAGATCGAACGGCTTGCCGCAGCGCATCCAACAACACGTGACCAATTTGTTTTTTAAAAGCCTCCGCCTGATCGCGAACTACGGGATGAGAATGCTCACCTACATAAATGATCTTCTCTAAAGTCATAGCAGCAATTTCTTCGGGTGTAAAGCCTCGACCTGAAACAGAGGCTACTTTAAATTCTCCTAGAAGAACACCGCCCTCATTTCCCATTGTATCTTACCTTACGGACCCGGAGAGTCTGATTTAATTGGAATACGAACCATGCCATCACGATATTCGTCACGGCGACGGCGACCTTGTTGCTCAATGCCCAGTCCTTGAATTGCCTGCTTGTAGCTATTTTCAAAATACTGAAGCATTTCGAGAGGGCCTTTGGTATAACTGTAGGCCTGAATTAAACAGGCATAAAGTAGCGCTTCAGGAGCATTTGTGCTAATCCATGTGGCCTGATTTGTAGAAGAAAGCTGGGTCGGACGATAGATATAGCCGAGCTCTACAGCAAAATTAGCATTTGGTGTAGGAGCGATGTAGAAAGTGTTCTGGTCCCAGACAGAGTAGTACTTTGGGACTCCTTCGTCTGTTCCATCCGACCAATACTCCTTCATGAAGGATGTGTCCCTAAAATCTAAGAATATTTGGTTTCCATTGTTCGTGATCATCATATATCGATGAGTCAGGATATCCGAGGGAGCAGCAAGAAATTTAATCCCTTGCGTCATGGCCCCGGTCACTTCAACCTTGAAGACGTCAAGATCAATGTCCCGAAGAATCCTATTCTCTGCCATAGTGATGAACGTGTTAATGACAGAGTCCGAAAAGACATTGCTGTCTACCTCAGTGTAGTTTCGAATATTGGTAACAAGTTCGTTGTAGTTCATGAGATCACAATCGTAACAGTGCCGATTGCCCCAACCCCCATTACAGGGGACTGTGGCGGAAAAGGTTTCATGTTGACAGTGTCGTTCGCGCTACCAATACTTTGGAATGCAGCATCGCCGGGAAGTCCCAAATACACTACAACCGGCTCTATTCTATCAGGACGAGGCTCATAAAGGGCAATTGCATCCCCGCGATATTTCAACGGCTCAAGCTGCGGCTCTTTTGGCTCATAGTCGTCCGGGCAGACTTTGAAGCCTTCCCAGTTTTTTCTTAAGACGTTGTATGGATATCGCTGCCCGCAATAGTCGCACAGGCCGTACGAATATCTGCCGGTTGCATAAGCCACGTCATACCCCTAGCTCAGGTATAAAATAAGTGCTCGCTGTGTCTCTATCCTCAGCGGCGGCTCGAGCAAACTCTTCTTCGTAAAGCGCCTTCAGGCCAGCAGTACGATCAGGAGCGTACTTGAGAGACAAATAGTAAGCCAGTCCCGCCGCAAGGCAAGGAAGAAAGCGGAAGTTGACATCCGCAGTGTTGGTGTAATCCCCAGCATCTTGAATCCTTCGAATGCGGTAGTACACAAAAGTATAGCTTTGATCTGCTGCAGGGTAGAAGAATACCTTGGGCACGTTGGTTCGTTGCACATAAAACTGTGCCGGACGCGCCTGAGTCGTCTTATCAGGGACATTCAAATACTCTTCCCGGCTGATACGCTCAATATTAATATCCGTGTTGCTACCGCCAATATTTTGTCGGATAACTGCAGATAGAACGTTGACCGTATCGGTCGCCAAAGAAATCTCATTGATACCTTGAGTCAAGGCATACGTTGCTTGCTCAATAGTCCAAAGGTTTAGACCTCGATTGGCCCAATCCAAAAACAACAAGTTTAACGAACGACGGGCAGACGACAACTGATAGCCGCTCTGCATTCGCATGCCGCAGCGTTCAAAGGCCTCTTCGACTAAATCATCAATCGAAAGGTCAAATGTCGTCGTGCCCGATGTCGCCATTTACTTGCAGGCCATCCCACCTTTACGGTATTTCATCATGCCGCCGCCCATCATCTTCTTGGGGGCCTTGCCCATTGCCATCTTCTTGCGTGGGCTCATCATGCC